ATCTTAATAAACCATGTGCACTCCAGTTGGCGGCATGGCTTAAAACCATCAAGGGGACAGTTCGGCTTTGGCTCAATCTTCATACTTAGTCTTTAGTCGCCACGATTACGTCAACATACTGCACAGCCAAGTTAATCGCCGTACCCGTAAACGAGTGATTGTGCGCGTCTTGGGTGTGATTGTGCGAGTTTTGCGTATGGTTGTGCGAGTCTTGCGTGTGGCTGTGCGCCGTTCCGCTGAAACTAGACGACGCGCTACCAGAGAAGCTACCTGACCATCCGTGACCGTGCGCTCCGCTACCACCCTCGGCGCTCGTGCCGTAAGTACCGGCGGTAAGAATGGCGTTGTTAAACGTGCCGTTAGGCACCAACCCGCCGGAACCCGTAAAGGTGTGGCTGTGCGAAGGCATTTCGCCAATGCCGAGAGTCGTGTTGCCAACGCTGCCGCTAACGCTACCGCTAACCGACGTTGAGACGCTACCACCAGCCGTCGTGTTCTGGTTGGTGGCCGTAGTTGCCGTGTTGGTAGCTGTAGTGGCTTGGTTAGTCGCGGTCGTGTTGCCAATCGTACCGGCAACACCTTGGCTGGCAAACGCCGTAGTAAACGCAACCGAGCCGCCAGAACTAGCCGAACCCGACACCACGCGCAGCGCTTTGTTATCGTGCGTCGTCGATTTAGTCCAGCCAGTCGGTGCAGCCGTCTGCACAAACAGCATGGCTGAACCTGCCGGAATGGGGCTAGTACCCGTAGCGGCAATCGTAATCGAGCCAGCGCCGTTGGTAACGCTAATGCCGCTACCCGCAGTCAGCGTAGTGCGCGTAAAGCCGGTGCCGTTGCCAATATCTACCTGACCATTAGCGGGCGTAGAACTTAGCCCCGTACCGCCGTTAGCAACAGTGATCGGCGTACCCAAGAAGCCAACCACTTGAGCAACGGTCAATTTAAAGTTAGCGCCGCCGCGAGCAATTACAGTCTCGTCTGTACTAAGCGCAGGAGCGCCTGACGGTAATTGACTTATCTTTTTGTCTGTAGCCATAAAGCCTCCTACGCCCAAGCCTTAACAGGATTGTTAGGCGTTTCAATAGTAATTGACGCAATCTTATCAGCGTCAAATTTGCTTGCATCTATGACACGCAAATTAGCGTGAAACCCGCCGACATTACGCAACACATTCTGCTCACCATCGTCGGTCTGGATCGTCTCGCCGGTCGGCTTGTACACATCACCGATAACATCCAGAGCGTACTTATGGCCGTCGGTAACGTGCCAGCCCTGATCGCCTTCGGTCACAACGCCTGCCGCCTCTAATACGTCGTAGAGGGCTGTGGCGTCACTAGCGCGGAGATGGTAGTCGGTCATAGCGTTAAGGCCTGCAATGTGGCGTTAGGCAGCCGGGTTGGGTAGAAAGACAAGAGTTGGATGTAGCCATTCCACGGCCTTGCCAAGTCTTGGCGATTTCCGATTTGTAACCTGTCAACAGTCGGAACGGTTCCGCTGGTATCAGTCCCTACTGCGGCTCCATTTATGCTTAATGCAAAGTCGTTTGCTGCATACGCGCCTGCCAATTTGTTTGCTGTGAAACTATTTGCAGTTTGCGCTATGTTTGCTTGTGGTGCGCCGCCATTGTTGACTTGAAACCCCATCGCGGTTGCCGTTGATCCAAAAAACTCAATTAAATTATTGTTTGTTCCATTGCTCATTGAAGCAGGTCTTGGAGAATTTGCACCAAGAGTTCCTGTGTTCACGCAAGTTACAAACAAAGTTCCAGCCGCCGCGTTGTACCACGACGAGAAGTTAGTCCCCGTCATGCTGGCGACATCGGCGTTGCGGGTCAGCGCGGTGGTGGTTGTGGGGATGTAGGACGTAGCGAACGCGCCGGTTTCAAATTGATAACCCCAAATGTATATACCGTCAACACCGTTGCCGGTAAAATTTGAGTTATTATTTAATTGAAAAATTTGATTTCTGATTGAAACTTCTGTTCCAGACGTAAAGGTAACAGAACATCTATACCAACCATTTCCTACGTTTTGAATTGCCCCAGATGCGTTAGTAAATGTTCCGGCAGTGCTAACTGAAGTCACAGTTCCGTTGTCTACATTAAAACGTGCGTCTACGCCATTGGCGCTTGAAGCAGTGTCTCTTGGAAGCATTCTTAATGTGTTTGCCTCGCCTTTTTTAGCAAACACTGACAACGTATAAGTAATTGCACTTGCGGCTTTTGTAATTTCTTGACGAATACTAGAGGAGCTTGTCGATATTCCATTATCAACAATCAATTTATCTGCTGTAACAGTTCCAGACGGTGCCACGATGGAATTAACCGACACAGTCGCGCTAACTGCAGTCCAACTCGTTGCAAAATCTTCCGACTGAAGAATGCTATTCGTCCTCTGCTCCTCAATCAGCAAGCCACGCGGGGCAAGCGTAGAGGGGTTGTAGTCAAAGCGAGGGGCGTAGTACGCAGCCGTAGTCGTGGGGTAGTATGTCGTCAGCGAGGATGTGACGCCGCCTTCCATGTTGGAAACGTTCATCTGTGCGCCAATCAAATAAAGTCCTTCACCTATTGCTATTGTCGTTGGCGTATTTGTGTCTGTTTCTCCGACTCGCTTTAAGAACAATCTAACGCCGGTCGCACCAGTTAACGTCGGCGTTGACACAATAAAGCGTTCGCCGGCAACTGCAACGCTTGAACCTGTTGCAGCCACGTTAGTTGTAAATGTTCCGTCTACAAGATTGACATTTATTCGCGCATCGGCGCCTTGAATTACAACCAATACTCTGGTGATGTCACCAAGAGGTTTAGCAAAAAACGATACCGTTCGTTGTTGAGTTGCCGCAGTAATAGCAATCGACGTAATTCCGACAGTCGTATTGGCAACTGTAGCCTCAATTTTTTGATAATTAGTGCTAGTAATTGGCGAGGCTACCGACGTAGAAACGATAGTTGAGGAATTTTTGCTCCAGTCGGCTTGAGAAAAATCTTGGCTCCAAGTAACCAGATTATGCTTCGCATACTTCAGCGTACCCGTGCTATCAAACAGCGTTGCCTGTGAGCCACGGGAGAAGGTGACGCTGGGGTCAAGCGACGTGGAATATTGGAAATCCAGCCACAGCGTCGGCAACAACCCTTCAAGCAGAATCAATCCGCCATCTTCAAGCAGAATGTCAGCGCCGTCTTCTAACTCTAAATTGTCAAAAACAAAGTCGGGGTCTAACGAAGGCCCCATAGAGATAATTCCCCCGAGGCCAAGCCCGAGAGAATTACGCAACGGTACGCCGTAATAGCGAGCCATCGACTTTAGTTCTGGTTGATCGGCTTTGCGTAAACAGTGCCGCTAGAGGACACTTGAATGGCGCTAACACGCCACGGAGCGCCCGTACCTTGCGGAACCTTAAACGGAATCGGCGTATTCGCCGGGATCGGCGTGCCGCCCGTAGTGGCCGTTACGCCTTCGCCCACAACAACGTAGGCTTCAGACGTACACCAAATCACAACGCCTTCCGGGCCAGCGTCCCAGGTGCCAGTTGACCCGGCAGTACCCGAGTAAGAGGCAGTCTTGGCCGGGAACAGACTGACTGAAAGTGGGTTGAGTAACTCCATTGCCTATACCTCAAGCCAAGAATTTGAGCTTATAAATGGTCGAAAGATACAACTCGAAAATTGCGTCCATAAGGTTCTGCAGGGGGGTATCTTCCTTACTGACGACCTTATAGCGCATTTCTTCCAGTTCTTTAAGTTCCTTTTCCAAAAAGTCGAGCACGTTGGTCGACTTTTGGGCTGACGCTAATGCGATCGGGCCAATCAGGCCGTATCTGCCCTGATAAGCCTCGGCAAAGCCGTCCGCGAGCGGAATGATGCCTTCATAAAATTTTTGCAACGCCTTGTGCTTGGCGTAGTTGCGGGTATTCAGATGGGTGCTGTGGGTCACATCCCGAGCCAAAAACAGCCGTCCGATAAAGACTTCGCAGGTCATTGCGGCGGTAACTCCATGCCCATCTCAGGCGGCATCATAGCCTCACGCTGCATCGGCGCCACGAGGTCGCCTGATGTCATCATGCCGCTGATGGTGCCCAAGACAATATCTTGGATCTGTTCGGGCGACATACCCGCTTGAACAGCACTAATGCGTTTCGTCTCGGCATCATACGCCTTGATGTCGACCTCGCGGGCTTCGATTGACTTCTGGACGTTATCCAGCATCGCCCGCATCTCGTCCATCTGAGCACGAAGCTGCTCGTTCTCCATTTTCGCCGCTTGAATGGCTGGATCCTCTTCATCCTCCAGCAGTCGCGGCTCGATGGTCTTTTGCAAGCGCTGGGCAATCTCCTGGGCGCCCGGCCAGTCCATGTTCTTGACGAACAGGTCGCCAGCCACAGCCCACAAGTTCGGGTTGGCCTGCAGAATTTGACCCATCGCGTCCATCGCCTCTTGGCGCTTGGTCAGATAGGACGGGCCAGTTGTCACCGCTACGTCGTACTTACCGACAGACGGGTTATAAATCTTCTCGATGATGACGCCCATTTCATTGCGCACTTCGCGCACCGGCTCGGGTTGCATCGGATCAATACGCGCAGTCGACGTTTCACCGTCAATCCCGATGATGCGCGCAATGCGCTGCGTGTCGTAGATTTTAGGAATCAGATCAACGAGTTGGCGCGTCCCGTAGCGTATAGCGCGAGCTAAGTTGTCAATATAGTGATATGAACCTGTGTCGCCTTGCCGTTCACGCGCCAAAATGGCTCGACCTGAGCGCTCGTTAGAAGTCTCGCCCAGGCTCGAATCGTAATATCCAGTGGTCGATTTAATGTCGTCCGAGGCGCCCATCTTGGCTTGAATAAGCCCGGTTTGCGCCAAAGGCGGTTGTGCGCGTGCCGGAAGCGGCAAAACAGCGCCTTGACCGTCGGTAACGTCGGGATTGATCTCCAAATACGGGTAATTTTGCGTATTGGCGGTCTTCCACTGGTGTTCGTAGCCTTCAAACTGGCCGGCGTAACCAATAAACGGCGCTTTTGGCGCCAAAGCCAGCATTTCGGCCTCTTGCGACACCCAATAGTTGTACATGCGCTGGGCATCTTTGGCGTTTCGCACCAAACCTGAGATGTACAGGCGTCCATCGACCTCAAATTCGTTGCCAATCACGCGAATAACCGGAATGTGCTTACCCGGCCAGTCGTTTTCTTCCAAAATTTCGTAGCCGTTGGTCTTCATCCACTTAATTCGGCGGATTTCGACCTCACGGGTGCGCAGCGGACGCACGCCCATCATCTCCATCTGCCGCGCTTCGGGTGATCCGGCGTAGGCAGTTTGGTTGTTGGGATACAAATGGAGCGTGGCTTTGTCGTATACGGCGTAGAAATACTCCGCAATACGCACCGTATCTTCCATGATCCACTGCGACATGGCTTCGTCGCCTACACCACGAATGGCAATCGACGAAATCGGCTCGGCGTTCGGGAAGTTGCGCTCAAATTCGCTCTGAGGCATGTCTTCCGTGATGAAGCAGTATTCAGCGTCAGCGCCGCACGGATCTTGAATGTGCGGATCCATGTAGACGCTAAACGAGTTGCGGATACGCTGCAGACGCAAATCTTGCTCGAAGCTCGTATCGTCGCAGTATTCCGTCAAAATGCGGAAGTACCCTTCACCGTAGGTGACTTGGTTGTCGCACGCCGTGTCATACACCACGTCCGCGTCCGACATGTACTCAATGTGCCGCACCATGCCGTTAAAGACTTCGGCGACCTCGATGTCCGCCTTGTCATCAACCGGGATGACCTTACCCGAGGGGCGATTCTGGCGCTGGTCGTTTGTGACCTGGCGCACATGTTGCGGGAGCTTGTTGATCGTCAAGCACGGACGCGCATTGATCGTCTGACCCTGCACCGCACCGCGAGTCGCCAGCACCTCTTGCGGCCACTGCCAGCGGTTGTCCGGGGAGCCCGCCATAAAGCGCAAGTCATCGAGTTCGCTGTCGCGGGACTCGCTGTACGCCGACAAGGACTGTTCCAAACGCTTGCGCATGGTCGCCAAAATGCCCGCAGCATCACGCGTGCTGCGTGACTGCGGGCTGTTGGCGACCTGTGCCGCGCCCTTTATGCCTGTCGGGTCTTTAGCCATGATTACTTCTTGCCCTTCTTAGCCGCCGCGCGGCGCTTGACCGCATACGCGATAGCAACCGCTTGCTTGACGGGACGGCCGGATTTTACTTCGGCGCCAATGTTTTTGCGAAACGCCGCTTTGCTTGCACTCTTAACCAGAGGCATTAGCGCATCCCTCCGCGACCTCGCGGGCGCCCCGGCGAGGGCATGAAGTCCACCGTCGTACGGATGGCGTCTTCACTCATCTCGCGCTTTGGCATCCGGGGCTTTTGCATTTTTGGCGGATTTACGCGGCTTTGCACGATCATGTCGCCGATCGTTGCGCCGGGCGACACGCCGGTCATTTTTCGGTAGTTCATTACTTTTTACCTTTTTTGGCCGTTTTGGCGGACTGTCGGAAAGCTTTGGCGGTAGGAGCACCTTTTGCACCAGGCTTACGCATCTTCTCACCGCTGCCTGCAGCGATGCGAGCACGCTTTCTATTGATGTTCTCATATAGACCCCGTTTAGCTGCCATTAGCTGCACTTCCATCGTTTGAGTGATGCCTTAGCCCGTGTTGCCGGGCCTTTAGCGTTACGCACAACACCTTTCATGCGTGCACAGAATGACTTTTTGCGGCCTGCATCGGCCTTGGTTTTTGGGCTGGGCGCGGGGGCTTTGAGCTTGCTCCCCGTCTCGCGGTTGTACTTCGCGCGGCCTTTAGCAGTAAGCCCCGCCCCTGCCTTGGTAGACAGCTTTTCCCCGCGCCCAACCGACAGTGAGACAGACTTGCGAGCCACTTATGCTCCCATCCAACTGCCCGAGATACTGCCCTGATATTGGGTAACACGTCGAGCCTTCTCTCTATATTCGCGCTGCCCGAGCGGAAATGCAAATGTCACCGCGAGCGCGTCGGCCGCGTCAGGGCTTGCAAGCCCTCGCGACTTCATCTCTTTCTTACCTTCTAAGAATATCGTACCTGATGAGTTCGGCTTCTGCGTCGGCCCGCACAGGTCGGTCATGAGCTGCCGATCGTTCGGTATGCACCCCTCGCGCAGCCAGTCGCGCATCGTGCCCCAAAGCTCCGCACGCTTGTTGCCCCACATCACCGGGTTCTTCGCCTTCCAGCCAAAGTTAACCCCGCGCACCTTATAGCGCTGCTCCTTGAGCCGATCGAGGATGCCGTACCCGAGCCCGCCCTCGTCGATGACGGTAAACACCGGGTTGAACTCCTCGATCGCATCAATGACGCGCCCCACCGTCGTCATGGTGTCGTCGCCCTTGTACCGCTTGATCGCGATGATGTCGCGCCCTTGCCGCGCCACGATCACGGTGCTGTCGGCGCCCGAGCGCGCCGGATCCACCCCAAGCACGATCGGCGCCGTCTCATCCTTCCACCTTGGCCGGTGCGCCGCCGCGTCCACTACCGACGGGCCAATGAACTGATCGTCACCTTCAAGCGGAAACTGACCGTACACCTCAACGCGCGCCTGGGGACTGTCCGGCCCATACTCGTCGATGATCTGCTGGTACACCGCCTTGTCGGTGTCCTCCACCTCACGCGCGTCGATGCTCTCGGTCTGCCAAAACGCCCGTTTGGCGTTGAAGCACTCGAAGAAGTACCCCTCGTTGCGACGCGGGTTACTGAACGCGCACCAAAAGCGGTTCGGTGTGTTTTCCGTAAAAAAGCCCGCCGACACCGCCCAGATGGGGTCAGGTATACCGCTCGCTTCGTCGAAGATGACCATGACGCCATCATGGTTGTGCACGCCCGCGTACGCGTCGGGGTTCTCCTCCGACCACAGCCGGCCCTCAACTGACCAGTAGCGCGTGCCCTTCTTAAGGTCACGCTCGACCAGCTCCGCGATCCACTTGGCCGGCATCACCCGCGTGGCGGACACCTCGAACCAATGGCTGTTGATCATCAGCGCCAGCCACTTAGTGATCTCGGCCCACGTCACCGAGCGTAGCTGCGCCTCGCTGTTGGCCGACACAATAGTTGTGCTGCCTATGCGCGTCGATAGCATCCACAAGATCAGCCAGCTCACCAGCGCCGACTTGCCGATACCGCGCCCAGAGGCCGTCGCCGCCCGCAGCACCTCGAACGCCTCGCGCTGTTTGTTAGCGCGGATATGGGTAGCAAATTTGCGCAGCATTTTTAGCTGCCATGTGCGCGGGCCAATAAAGTGCTCAAGCGGGGTGCCCTTCTGCCCCCACGGAAACACGAACCGCACGAACGCCTCGG